GGACTGATTTTAGAAACTCTATTATCTTGCGCTCTATGACTATGACCGAATACAATATCTATTTTTGATTTGTTTGCGACTTGTCTTTCACTAGCTTCACCACCATATTCTTTACCCATAGGATTTATTGGTGCGTGTATAAAACCAACACCACCTAACATTAAATATTTTCCATAAGGTATAACTTCCCAATCATATTTTTTACAAGTACCGAAAAACTCTTTTTGACACATACCATAAAAAGTCGGATTAGAATCTTCTTTTCTCCACATTCTTCTTTCGTGATTACCTAAAGTCAAATATTTTTTAACTTTAAAATCTTTTAAATGATATTTAAACTCTTCCATAGCTGAATCTAAAGATTCAATATCTTTCATAAAAATAGGTTTATCTATCTTAGCAGTATAACTATCATCACGAATATAATGAGTACAACTATCAAAGGTTGCAAAGTCACCTATTTGAACTACAAAGTCAGGTTTAGTTTTACGAATATGTTTAGCAAACCAACCAAATCTACTTTTATCTGGTATATCTGGACTATCGTGTGTATCTCCGATAACTAAAACTTTTAAAATTTTATTCGCCATATACAATTAATAGTAGCATAAATAACTATGGGTTGCAAATTAGATAGTATTTTCAGGAGTACAACCAAATTTTATATATATTTGATGTTCGTTTATATCTTCTCTTCCGATTTCTTCTATTTTTGAAAGTGATTCTTTATATCCAAAAACCATACAATCATAACCATCTTTAAATGAAAGTGGATATTTATATGGCTCCATACATGTATTAGCCTCTAGTGAACACATCACTAGGACTAAAACAAACTTTGTCATTTACTTTTATTTCCAGGTCCACCATTTTTAAATATTTGAGTTCCCTTAATACCAAAAATACTTGCGACTACTGTAATCCATAAAGTTTGAAACCATACTGGCAAATTTCCAAAGTGATGAAAAAACAATTCAATCTTTTCCATCATAGCTGGATCATCACTGAAAACTGCCCATGCGAGTACTACTATCGGAGCCGACAATATTATTAGAACAAACTCATCTTTGTAATCGTTTTGTCTAGCTTCTAAAAGTTTTCCCTCGTATTCTCTTTCTCCACGAGCCATCTTTTCCGCAGTCAAAAGTGCGGCTTGTGACATAGCTTCTTTTTGCCTTTGTTTATTTGCGTATATTTTACTGCCAGTATTTACTGCTAATTTTATTGCTGATAACCACATTATCCTACTACCTTTCCATCTTTCCATTCCATATCTGGTAATCCATTTTCATAAGACTTACCATCATAAGTCAAGACTTGTTTTCTGTTTGATCCTTTTTCATTATAACTTACATGTATCCAACCACCAGCTGGATCATTAGGATTATAAAACTCCAATATACATTGATCAAAATCTACATTATTAACTAACCAATATGCGACTTTAATATTTGGTACACCAGCTATCTCAAAATCCACTGCTTGTCCTTTAGCATGTTGTGATGTTTTTTTTGATCCGATAGCTTCACATAATTCTTCTGACCTATATCCTGAAGTCACAGTTATTGGTTTATCAAATTTTGCTCTCACTGGTTCTAATATTTCATAACAAACATTTTCAAGATTCTTAATATCTCCAGCACCTGGAGTATTATCAATCCCTTTCCGAGTCGCTGTCATACTCTTGGTCATCTCTTCGAGTTTAAAGTGCTTACTTAACTGCATATATTTTCCCCCTAAATTTTAATTATTAGATTGTATATGATTGTAGCCATACCTACTATTAACATAGCAGTTGATGACATTACAATTTTTTCTAATCTTTCAATTTTTTTACCATTTTGCTCTATTTTTCTATTAGTTTCTTCTTGCATTATTCTACATAATTTTTCATGATCATCAATCCTCTGATGAGCAGTAGAGCTTGAATAAGTTTTTTTAATTTTTCTTTTTGTTTTAGGCATTATCTTCCTTGTCCTTTGTATCTAGTTTTTTTTGCCATTCTTTTTTCAGATTTATTTTTACTCTTTTTGTGTACACCTTTTCTTTTTTTAGGTTTATCTCTTACCACAAAATCTTTGAATTTTCTTGCCATATAATTACTCCTACCCCAATATACCTATTTACCCCTTAAACCCTCTCTATGAGGCTCTATGGAGGTTTAATTGGCAATATTTTCGACTATTTAAGTGTTTTTTCTAAATAAAGGATAAAATCCATTACTTCTTGTTGTGCTTCTTTTACCCATTCATTGTAAGGTCTATCATTATCTGCCATAGTTTTGCCAAAGTTAGCCATGCCTTCTTTGTGTCTTTGGATATGTTTAGCTATTACTTTATTAACTATGGGATCAGATGTAATATTACCTTTAATTGCTTCTTCTAATTTAGATTTTAAAAATTTATTTTGATTTGTTAATTTTTCAATTAATATATCTTTATCTATCATATTTTCTTTCAATAATAGATGGTCTTGTATATTTTTTAAAACCAATATGTTGTAGTTGGCTAGTTAAATCTGCCCATATTTCTCCACCACATTGTTTCCATAATTGACAAAAATAATAATCTTCACTTAAATATCTTTTAGTATTATCTTTATCTTCTAAAATACCTTGACCTTGTATTCCACAATCAAAAAAAGCATATTCTTTATTACCTTTTAATTCTCTTTCGCCATCAATCTTTGCTTGAACATCAGCAAGATATTCAATACTTGGATATTTTTTTATTATAGTTTCAAATACATTTCTTTGAATACACATAAAACCAGTACCAGCATAATCACAAACTTTATAACCATCTTTGTTATCATTAAAATCATACTTGCCGATTTTAAAATTAAGACACCAACCCATACTAGCATCTCCTTTTTCAATCTTATCATCTTTTTTTATAGGATAAGGTGCAGATACGATAGGTTTATCTAAATTAATTACTCTTATAAAATCATCAGGACTAAAAACTATATCAGCATCTATAAAAAATAAATGAGTACAATCTGTTTTTAAAAATTGTGCTACTAATTTATTTCTTGCTCTAGTGACCAAGCTATCTCTTACCCACATCATACCGATAGCAATACCATTTCTAGCAAGTAAATCTCTTGTAGATATTATTGATGATATAGTTTCTAAATGTATTTTTGTATCAAAACTAGGAATACAAACTAAAATAGATTTTTTAGGTTTATCCATAGTAAATTATACTATGGTTTTTCTGGAAACTCAACTGCTTCTACTTCTTCAACAGTAGTTAAACCCTCTGTAATATCTCTTAAATCTTGTCGCCAAGTTTTAAAAGCACTTGATAAATTAGTTCCTTTTTCTTTAGCCATAATAACTTCCCAATCGCTATCTGCTAAAAGTTTATTTCTATCTTCTCTTAAAATTTGCAATTTATTTTGGAAAATATTATTATTATGTTCTTGCTCTAATATATCTGCTTCAGCTTCTTCTTCAGGTGTGTAATCAACTTGTCCAACACCATCTATATATTTTTGTCTTGGCATATTTAACTCCTATTTAATTCCATATAAATTTACTGTTCCTGTCATTGTTCCAGCACTTGTATAAAGACTAAATCCTGTATAAGCTGATTGGGAAGCATATTTAAAAGTACTATCTACACAATACCATCTAGCACTATCATATAAGAATGATGATCTACAAAAGCCATTTTTAAAACCTGATGTACCTGATGGATTTATTAAATCAATAATTAAATTTACTCCTTCTCCTGTATCAGTATCTAATCCACCCTCTCCATGACAATGCCATTCAGTATCTCCAGCATATCCACCTGTCAAAGTACCATTTCCACTACTATTATTTGTATATCTAAATGCACCATCAACTGTCCAAGTGTAGTTCGCAGATGTTATATCAGAGCTTGAATTTCTTATTCTGCCACTTATTAAAGCATATTGAGAACTGATACTTGTAATCTGTGCAATAATTCTATAAGCAAAATATGTGCTATTTAAAGCATCAGTTGAATAAGAACTAGCACTTGATAAAGCAGATGTTGATATTTTTACCATATCGCCACCACCAGCTTCTGCCCAAGTCAATCCACCTGTATTACCAGATTGTGCTGATAAAAAATATCCATTTGTTGGAGCATTACTAATTTTTAATTTTGATTCATCTACTTGTGCGTCAGCAATCATATCTGTTGCTACTTGAACTTCGCCTACTGTTCCTGCACTTACCGCACCTAAAACTCTGTTAGCCGCACTTGTGTCTTGCATTTTAGCATAAGTAATAGCATCATCAGATACCATAGCAGTTGCTATCTGTGTTTCTCCTATTAGACCTGTGCTTGTAGAACCTAAAACTCTATTAGCTGTTGCAAGGTTTTGTAATTTAGCATAAGTGACTGCATCATCTCCAATTTTAGCTGTTGTGACTGCACCATCTTGAACTGTTGTTATTAATCCTGTACCAAAGTGTAATACAAAATTACAAGTTCCTGTGACTGCTGTTCCAAAATCTATTGTTGAACCACTTACAGAAAAGTTATTTGCCTGTACGACACCATCTATTGAAAGTAAAATATTATTAGCACTTACTGGAACAAAGTTTGCCCCACCTTTTTGTAAAGTATAACTAGAATTACCATTAAAAGTAATATTATCTAAAACTTCTACATTGCTTATATTATCTGTTCCTCTTCCTATATATGCCATAATAATCCTTTAGTATTGTAATGATACTCCTCTAATTCTTGCTTCTTTGCTTCCTGAACTTTGATTAGCAAACTCAATTTTATATTTTAATTGTGTTCCTGCTGTGACCGATAAATCATTCACTTTTGCCATTTTAATTCCTGTTGCAAAGTCTGGAAGTGCAGTAAGTGTAGCAGTAGAATAGTTTGAACCATTATCTGCAGAAAGTTTTAAAATTATATCTGTGTTTAATGTGTTTGTTCCTGAAGTATCTTGGTAAGTTATCACTGCACCCATAGATGAAATTGATGATCCAGCAGTAATAGTTGCACCTTCAAAACTTCCTGATGCATTTAATGTTGATGAAAGATAATTCCATTCATTATCTGGTGTAAAAGTAGTTCCATTTTGATAAATTGCTCTATTTGATATTCTTAATAAATCTAAATACCCCTCAAAATTTCTTGCACCTGAACTTCTATGATAACCATATCTAAAATAGTTATCTGAAAAATTTGATGAGTAAGCAGTTCCTGTAGCTGATTGTACTCCATTTTTATAGATATAAGCAGTCGTTCCTTGTTTTACATAAGCTATATGATGCCATTGGTCTTTTGTAAATGTACCTAAATTTGCATTAGCACCACTTCCACCACCAGCAAAAGCATTATAAACATATAAATTTTGTGAACCATCATATTCAAATTGTAAAATTGTTCCAAAGTCCATTAAACTATCATTATTTGATCCATAATTGACAGTTGATAAAGGATAGAAATAAGTTTCTATTGTGTAATTAGTTTGAGATGGAAGATTTGAAAAAGCAGTTGAACTCGGTGTATTTGCATTTGCGTTATATACTGCATCACTTGAACCACCAGTCGTTCTTATAGAAACACTTGGACCTGTTAAACTTTGGTTTGAACTATATGCCATACTACCATCTACTTGTATTGTAGTTTGTCCTACTCCACCTGTTGATATATCTTGAATATTTGTTTCGCCATTTGAGTGCCCAAAACTATCTAATACAACAACATCATCTGCTGTAGTTGATGGTGATGTGTATGACACTGATGATGAAGTCATATATTCTCCATCTGTATCTCTCAATGCATTTGTTAAATTAGTAATTCCTGAACTATCTTGAAATACATCAAAAGAAGCCGAGTTTGTATTAGAAGCATTAAGATTTTCTTGTGTGTGGACTCTTAATCCTAAAGTAGATAAATCATTTACTATTTTATTATCATCAAAATCAGTTGCGTGTTGATTAACAGAACTAGCACTTATTCTTCCATCGCCAAAAGTTCCTGCTGTAATGATATTTGCGTTTTGATTTGTTAATTTAATTATTGCCATATTTTATCTCGCTGTACAAGGTGTATTGTTTGAACCCACTAATGATTGACCAAATGCCATATATAAAAACCAAACCCCATCAGCATTTAAGTGACCTTGATCTGATCTTATCTTAAAACCATTGCTCAAAATATCTATATCTTGATCTGTTGATGCACCACCACTTGCATTAGGGTGTATTGCTTTTTCAGTCGGATTAAATGGATCTCTTTTAGTATCCCAAAGTTGCCAATCCCCAGCACTTCCTGTTGTTCTTTTAAAAAGTACAAACTGTGGTTTAAATGTTGTTGAAATAAATGGACCATTAGTAGCACTTCCTGTGCCATAATATCTGCCGATTTGACTAAAACCGACTTTATCTGCAAACGCATACATAATATAATTTCTACCAGAATAATTTACATAGCTGTGTGTACCCAAACTAACAACACTTGATGTTGGAGCTGTATCATTCCAAAAAGTTGCCGCATCTTCTACAACAGATGCACCATTAAGATAACAATATTTATGCCAAGGATTAGTTGCATCTGCCCCTTCATGTCCAACCATCCAATCATTTGCATTATCTAATACTTTTACTATAACCATTTTAGGAGCAACTCCTAATCCATGACCTACTGTTCCATTTGAGCCTGTGCCTGTATATTTTATTATACTGAAACCACTTGTCGTGTTAGCTGATGTGTAAGTTGTATTGATAGTACCATCTGTATTAGCTGATCCTTGACCACCACCTGCTTTCCAGTTCCATGACACAATATTACTTCCATTATTATTAATATTTGCTTTTGAACCAACAGTAAAACCATCAGTTCCAAAAGCAGTTAAACCATTTGAATCAGTTGCTTCTGCATCATTATTATTTGACCTAATATCTTTTGTGACACCTCTTACAACATCAGTTAAAATATGGTCATGTGTTGTACTTCTATTTTTTATCCATGTAAAATCTGGCTGATGACCCACGCCTGTAATAGATTGTGTAGAACCATTACCAGTATATAAGACTGTATTAAAATAATCTGTGTGTTTACTAATTGTTGTGAATGCCATTATAAGTTTAACCCCTTTGTTGATAAAGCTGTGTATCCTGCTGGAACATCATATTCAAATATTCCTATATTACTTGCGTTAGTTCCTGCACTAGCTACTGCAGTTGTTCCAAAGTAGCCATTTCCAAAATTATAAAGTACTCCAGCACCAGCTTCCCCACCATTATAATCATAAGGAGAAAATGGAGCAATAGCAGTTATATTATATGTTGCTATTTGAGAACCATTTTTAAACCATTTAATAGTTTTTGTTCCACTATCTAAATCAACTGCTACCCCTATTATATCATTCGTTGCCCATGTAAAACTTTGTGATCCAGTATTTGAACCATTAGCATAAACATTACCATTTCCATAAGCACCATAACTATTAGTATGTGCACCTGGATATCCTGTAGCAACTGGACTTTGCATACGATAATCATCATAACTTCCTATGCCAATCATAGGATAATTAGTATCAACAGTTAATTTTGCTTCCCAGTAAAATTTACCAGATGAAAAATGTAAAGTACCTTTAGCCATTTCAGTTGCAGAACTATAATTAATCCCTGTATTTCCATTAGTAAAAGTTATTGATGATATTGAACTTAAAGGGTTCATAGTACAAAAAACATTACTTGGACAATCTTCTGTTTTTGTAAGTGTACCACTAACACTAGACCAATCATTAGAATTTGGAGAACTATCTGTAATTGTATTACCATCTTTTAAAATCCAAAAACCATTTGTTCCATAAGATACACTAGGAGAAGTATTTATTTTCCATTCGCCAGTTGTCGCATCTGTTGAACCAAAGTCTGATGCAGCATAAGCATAGCCATCACAAAAATGAACATGGCTTAAAGTAGATTCTAAAAATTGCGTATCATTATCACTTCTTTTACCTATTTCTATTGCTTCAGTAGTATTAATAAAACTATCTTTATTTTGAGATGGATAAGTTTCTGTAGCAAATACAGTTTCTTGCACTCCATTAACATAAAATTTTGCTCTATTTGATGCTGTTGCTTGTGCAGTATCCCAAGTAAAAACAAAATGATACCAAGCATTAGTATCTCTAAATTTTCTATCTGGTGTTAAATTTGCATAATAACCACTATCATAAAAACCCATAACTAATTTATCATCAGTTTGCCATTGAAAGAAATCATCATGATTATTATTACCTGATTCATCACAACTAAATATTCTTTGAACAGTACCTAGTCCATTTTTCTTTTCCCACCAACTTAGTGTCCATTTTTTTGTATTACCATTACTACTAAAAGTTTTTCTTATTGATGTATTAGCCATTAGTTAAATTGTCCTCCACCTGTTGCACCGAATGATGATGTTAATGTAAATTCTCTATCAGCAGTTTGGTTTTGAGCATCTGTTGCTCTTAAAGTAAATGTATATGTTGCGGCAGAAGTATTACTTCCAGCAAAGTCAGTAGTTGTTATAGCACCTGTTGAACTATTTAAAGTACAGTTTGCTAAAGCATTATTAGTTAAAACATTAGTCACTTCACTATAAACAATCGTATCTCCTGATGCGGCAACTGTTGCCACTGTTCCAGAAAAGTTTCCAGCAATAGTTCCTAAAGAACCAGCACCTGTTGTCCAAGTTGGTGCATCTGAAACTGTTAAATCTGCATTAGTTGATCTAACTGCATTACCATCATTATTTTCAATTCTTATAAAATAAGTTCCATCTACTGCTAAAGTAAAATTAGCAATTATACTTGAAGCACTTGAAAATGTGACTGAATTAGCTGGAGTAATAACTCCAGTAGAACTAACTGCATCTACTCTAGGAATAGAAACAAAGTTTCCTCCTGATATAGTAATATTAGTTGCATCATTACTTATAACAGATGGACTAATACCAGAATATGTTGGTGCACCTGAACCTAATACTCCATCAGCTATACTTGCAGTTAAAATTTTACTTAATGCCATTATGCTCCCATTAATGCTTGGATTTCATCATCATCTAAACCTAAATCTTTTAATTTTTGTTTGCCTGATGCTTTTTTAGTTTCTTTGTCTTGTTTTTCTTGTTCTATCTCTGCTTCAACAGTTGGTATCATAGCTTCAATATCTTCTTTTAATATTTCGTCAGTTCCATTTTCCCAAGTAATTTCATCTAAACTATGTCCACTAACAGTCACTTCTGCATTTGGATTAATTTTTTTTATTGCTTTTATAATTATATCATTTGTCATTATGCACCTACCTCAATAGCTATTAAACTTGCTGTAGTATCTCCCTCTGCAATATATGCGTTGTTATTAACATTTGTACTTTTAAATTGCACTTTATATGTTGTGGCAGATGTTGTATTTGGAGTATCTAAAAAATTTATTGCACCACCACCTTTTACATTTTGTGTTCTTACCATTCCATGTCCTGATGAACTTAAATTTGTCGAGCCTCTAACTAAAGTATAATTTGAATTGCCAGCAGAATTATCTCCCCTTATAGTTGAAGCAAACATTAACAAAATTTTACTTGTGGTTGCTGATGGAGTAATTGATAAACTTAAAGCAGTATCAGTAAAAGATGTAGAATTTGTTGTTGCCTCTGTCGCTGTTGTATCTTGAACTACTTGTAAAACTTTTCCACCTCCTGCATCTGCCCAAGTTAAAACACCTGAACCATCAGTTTGTAAAAACTGTGAACTATTACCATCATTATTAGGAAAGGTAAGTGTATAAGAAGCACCTGCACTATGTGGTGGACTTTTTAATTTAATCCCATGAGAATTAACTCTACAATTTAATTGTAAAGTTCCATCAGTAGTACCATCTCCTTTGATTTGTAATCCTGCGGCACTAGAAGTAGATACAAAGTTTGACATTGAGTCAGTAATTTGTACTTCTCCTACTGTTCCTGTTGTTGCACTTCCTAATACTCTATTAGCAGTTCCTATATCTTGAATCTTATCATAAGTGACTGAATCACTTGTAATTTTAGCAGTCGTGACTGCGTTATCTACAAGTTC